ATAAACCATTTCAGTTTAGAGAAAGTTCTTTGAATCCAAAGAAAGAGAAACGAGCTCGGGCATATGTAGAAAATAGAAAGTTAGCGAGGGAAAAAGCAGCAGTCACTGAAACACCAGAATCAACTGCACCTCTCAGATATCCTTATACAAAGATAGATGAGCATGATGATTATTTGAGACTTGAAATAGTTGAATTTACTCCACCAGGTCTACAAAGAGCTGAAGATTCACTTCGTTTAAGGACTAGTGATGAAATTGCAAAGAAAGATATAAACCACACTATCATGCTACCAGTGCCTCAAGGTGTACAAGATGGTAGATCTGCAGAATGGGGAATGTCAGATTCGGGTCCTTTGGCAGCATTAGCAGCAAGTGCTGCAGGAGCAGGTCTAAGAGCAGAAGGTAGTATTGCTACTAAGGCAGGGGCAAGTTTTACAGATATAGTACAACAAGTGCAACAATTAGGACAAGCAGATAGAGGAACAGTTGGTAATTTAATTACTGGTCAGGTTGCATCAATGGTTGCAAGTGCAGTTACAGGTGAAAATATTGATCTTGTTGCTAGGGAAACTGGTTTAAGAATTAATAAGAATCAACAGTTACTATTCACTGGTGTAACTGGTAGAGACTTTAATTTTGGGTGGGATATAGTTTCAAGAAGTAGAAAAGAAGCCCAACAAGTAAAAGTTATCATAAGAATTCTTAAACAAGCAATGTCTGCTCAAAGAGGAGGGACAAAAACAGTAAAAGGTTTATTTTTACAATCTCCAGATATATTTTATCTAACATATATGAAAGGAAAGGAACAACATCCATTTTTAAATGCTTTTAAACCATGTGCACTTACTAATTGTACTGTAAACTACACAGGTTCTGGAACTTATGCTACATACCATGATGGTAATCCTGTGCATTTAAACTTAAGTTTAAATTTTAGAGAATTAACACCAATATACAGAGAAGATTACTTCAAAGAAGAATCAGGAGAAGGAGTAGGATACTAATGGGATTTTTTAGAGAGTTACCAAATGTCGAATATCTATCTCCTCTTGCAGATAGGAACTCTTCATTAGATTATATAAAAGTTAAAAATTTATTTCGTCGTGTAAAAATCAGAGACGACTTAAAGAAATACTTTACTATTTTTGATAGAATAACTATCAAAGATGGTTTCCGTCCTGATCAAGTTGCTGAACAAGTATATGAACAATCTGATCTTGATTGGGTTGTATTAATAACTGCAGGAATAATTAATGTAAATAATGAATGGCCATTAAATAGTCGTGAATTATATGAATTTGCTCTTAAAAAATATGGTGCGAACTTAAATGCGACAAAGTATTATGAAACACTTGAAGTTAAAGATATCAGAAATAGGTTAATTTTACCTGCGGGTAAGATTGTAGATGAAGATTTTTCAATACCAAATCCTTCTAATCCACTAACCAGTTTAACAGGTAATGCAGTTAGAATTGGTATATCTAATTATGAATTTGAAACTCGTGTAAATGAGAAAAAACGAAATATTGATTTACTAAAACCAGAATATTTACAACAATTTTTAAAAGACATGAGAAAAATTATGAAATACTCAAAGTCTTCCCAGTTTGTCAATACAAGATTAATTAGAACGTCTAACGTAAGAATTAAATCGCCATAAAAAAAGGGGTCTAAACGACCCCTTTCTAATATGTTTTAATATCATTCTTGTGCTAATTTAGCAAAATATGATAACGCATCATCCTCATCTTCAGTAGATGGTGTTGTTTGAGTTGCAGCAGTGACTAATTCCTCTGCAGAACCACGACCATCATCTTCATGTTCAAGATCTTCTGTTGGTTGTATGCGAGTGCTTCCAACTCTTAAAACAGATTCAAGTCTCTTCTTCAAATCATCATAAGATTTGAATTGATCGGCAGCAACAAACTCTTCAAGAGAGTATTGCTTCTTCCAGATTGCTTCAAGAGCATCGTCATCATCAAGTAATGGAGTAACAGCAGCAAATTCAGAACTATCATAATTTCTGTATCCTGCTACGTTCTTTGCTTTTAACTTGAAGTTTGCACCTTGCCAGAAATCGAATGGATCGATTGCCTCCTCATCTTCAAACTCAGGTTGCATTGCTGCAGTAAGTTTGTCAAAGATCTTCTTACCGAACTTATATAAGAATACTTTACCTTCGTTATCAGGATTTGCGGGATCCTTTACAACGTAGATATTACTAATGTAAGTTAACTTACGTTTCTGCTTTCTAGCAGTTTCTTTACCTGCATCAGTTCCATTGTTCCATAATTCTGAATTGTATTCAGATACTGGATCTTTCTGTCCTAATGTGGTTAAAGAGTTTTCGATATACCAACCACCAGGACCTTGAAAGGCATGGGAGTATAGTTTTACGAATGGGAGATCTTCCTTGTCAGGGGGTGGAAGGAAACGTATAACAGCGTAGCCATTTCCGCTTTTGTCTACGTCTAGTTTCCATAAACGGTCATCTCCTGTTGCACCGTTATTGTTCATTTTCTCAACTTCTTTAACTAACTTTGCAGTTAAAGAACCTAATTTAGATTGCTTTTTAAGATTAGCAAACGACATAATTGGATACCTCGGATTAATTGGATTCGTTGGATGTTTGGATTATAGCAGATAAACTATTAAAAGTCAATTGATGTTTTGTTTCAATGTTTGAATAGTCTCATTCATGCAACTGAATAATATCTGCATATCAGTGCCAGGTGGGAAACCCATACTTGAAATGGATTTTTGCAAGGTATCTTGCATTTTTTTTGCCTCTGGCGAATCTGAAAGAGATAGTCTAGTATACATGACTTTCTGCTTTTCTAATAATGTAATTAGTTTATCAATGTGTTTAACTTTATCTTCACGGGACATTAATGGATAACCAAATGCACGAGAGTACACTTGTTCTTGTAACTTGTTGATTTCGACAAGTTCTTTTTTAACTATTTCAGAATCAAAAAAATTACTCATCTACTAAATCCCTCAGAATTTTTTTATAGTTGAATACATTAATATTTAGGAAAGGTAGATATTTCCTTATCTTCAAACTAACGGATTCCCACACTGGATCCTGTAAAGTCTTATCAAAGTTTTTTACGAAAGAAAATATTTTTTCCATTATGGTAAGTGTTTCTAATGATATTTCTCCACCCAGATATTTTTTTAGGACTATTGGATGCCCCTTCGAGCAATTGAACACTTCTTCCAATTTCTTTTCTGAAAGTAATTCCGTTGATTGTTCTTTGAATAAGTAAGTCAAACTCTGCTGTCGTTTCATCCAGTCTGCGTACGTTTTTTCTCCAGAATTTATTATTTCTCCAATCCATAGATTTTGTGGTGTGTCAGCAGTTACAAAGTTTGCAAGTAAAAAATCTGTAATTTCTTGATCAGAATATTTCCTAGAAGTTTTTTCAAACCAATACTTATCTTTCCTTTTGTTAAAGGATGTCATTGTTGCTCTTGATTTTCCACCATAAGTAAAAAAATCATATTTATGGTTAGTAAAATGATTTTTCATGGAAAGATATGTCTGATAAGTCTCAAAGGGTGTCACTTTCGTTTTCATCATTTTCTTCAGTATCTAGTTCAGTTATAGAGTCAACAGGAACTTCTGCCCCACCAATTCTATACCAATGTTGGGGAATTCCTATACTATCTTTTCTAACACCTAAGTATTCTAAATCAGGAAATGTATGTTCACGCATAATTGCCTGTAAACGATAATGCATTAATTGGGATTTAGAAGGCATTATAGGGGTAGTTTTGCTCTTGATGTAGGTTTCATAAAGTTAAGACGAGTTGCGTCCCACTTAAGTCTTTCTTTCAAAGGTTTTGAAATAAGTCTTGTTATTGATTCTACCTCAAGTCCATTAATATCGCAATAGTGGCAGATGGCATCAATATAATTGAATTCCTCTTCTGCTACGATTTTTTCAATCTCCATAGCAAACTTCTGAGGAGTCAGAAATTTACTCTCAATTGCTTTTTCTAGTTCTTTATTTGGTTCCATAGAGGTCAAGTTTATCCCCAACAAATTTTCTAATATACTTGGTGAGGAGTTTGATGTACTTTCTTTTGTCATACTCTTCATAGACGACGCATTCTCCATTTTCACATGCCATGATAATTACAAGTTTCTTAACAGTTATTCCTGTTAATTCATAGAGCATACAACCGTATGCCATTGCTTGAGATCG